GCCCGCGTCGGCCACATCAAGCGCTACAGCTGGCAGCAGCTCGAGCATTGGTACGCGCAGGACGCGATCTTCGCGAAGATCGTCGACACGCTCCCGGAGGACATGACCCGCGAGTGGGTCGAGTTCAAGAGCGGCGAGACCCCGGAAGCCGACCAGGCCGTCGAGGACGCGCTCGCGGAGCTGGACGCCCAGCACAACTATTGCTGGGGGCTCATCCTGTCGCGATTGCACGGCGGCGCCGCGGTCCTGCTGGGCGTCGACGACGCCCGCGCGCTCGACCAGCCGCTCGACCGCGAGGGGATCCGCGCGGTCAACTTCCTGCTGCCGCTCGACCGCTGGCACCTCCACCCGGAAATGGAGGACCTCGTCACCGACCTGACGTCGCCGGACCTGGGCAAGCCCAAGTTCTACCGGATCGCCGCCGGCGTCGACGGCTTTCCCACGGGCGCGCGCGTCCACCACACGCGCCTGCACCGCTTCGACGGGATCAAGCTGCCGGAGCGCAGCCTCCGCCGCAACAACGGCTGGGGCGACCCGATCGCCGTCCGCCTGGACAACGCGATCACCCGCTACCACACCGCGCACGACGCCGCGGCGATCATCGTCGACGACTTCACGCAGGCGGTCTACAAGCTCAAGGACCTCGCGCAGGACCTCGAGACGGGCGACGAGGAGACGATCTCCGCGCTCAAGCAGCGGCTGACTGACGTCGACCGCGAGCGCTCCGTCACGCGCGCGCTCACGCTCGACCTCGACGAGTCCTTCGAGAAGCTCTCGACGAACGTCTCCGGGCTCGACAAGCTGTTGACAAGCACGGAGCGCCGCCTCACGGCGGAGAGCAACATGCCGCACACGAAGCTGCTGGGCGAGAGCCCGGGCGGCCACCTCTCGCAGAGCGGCACCAGCCAGGAGCGGCAATGGTTCGACTACGTCGCGGCCAAGCAACGGAGCCAGCTCCTGCGCCCCCTCCGCGACCTCGTCGAGATCGTCATGCTCTGGAAGGGCGGACCCACCGGCGGCAAGGTCCCGAAGGCGTGGTCGCTCGGGTTCAAGCCGCTGTGGCAGCTCTCCGACACGGACAAGGCGGAGGTCCGGCTCAAGGCGGCGCAGGCCGACGCGATCTACCTCGACCGCGACGTCCTGCACCCGACCGAGGTCGCCGACAGCCGGTTCCGGCAGGACGGCTACAGCATGGAGACCACGCTCGACGAACGGCTCCGCGACGAGCTCGCGCGCGACCTCGAAGAGGGGATGGTCGACGACGAGGCCTTCCCGCATGATGCCCCCGGCGACCCGGCCGGCGTCCCCCCGGTGGCGCGCAAGGGCTCGGCGCCACCGGCGAAGGAGTAGTTGCCCATGTCCACGAGCCCCCGCGATCGCATCGCCACGGCCCGCGCGCAAGCCCGGGCGGCCGGGAAGCGGCTCCCCGTTCCCGGCCGCAAGGTCCCGCGCCAGCGGTTCCCCTGGGCGAACGAGAAGGCCTATACCGACGCGTTGACGCGCGAGGTCGAGGCCTGGGGGCGCGAGGTCACGGCGGCGATCGCCGACGCCTACCCGGGCATGCTCGCCCGGCGCGGCGCGGCGCATCGCGTCGACTCCGTCGGCCACGCCGGCGGCGGCGGGGGCTGGGCCGACGAACTTCACCGGATCCTGGGCGTCATGCAGGCCCGCTGGGGCGCCCGCGCGGCCCGGCTCGCGCCGACGGTCGCGGCGATCGCCCGCAAGGTCGCCGACTTCAGCTACGCGCAGACGCAGCATCAGTTTCGGGCGGTCCTCGGCGTCGACGTGCTGGGCGCGGAGCCCTGGCTCGCCGGTGAGCTGCACGCTTACGGCCTCACCAACGCCGGCCTGATCAAGTCCATCGGCGACCAGGCGGTCGTCAAGGTCGAGCGCGCGGTCGCCGACGCCGTCCAGCGCGGCCGCTCGACCGCCGATCTCAAGAACGCCGTGCGCGAGGAGCTGGGCACCGGCGATCAGCGCGCGCGCCTCATCGCCCGGGACCAGGTCGGCAAGCTCAACGGCCAGCTGACCCGCATCCGGCACGAGCGCGCCGGCATCACGAAGTACCGCTGGCGCGGGATGCTCGACCTGCGCGAGCGCCAGGCCCACCGCGTGCGCGAGGGCCGGATCTTCAGCTACGACAACCCGCCGCCGGACGGCAACCCCGGCGAGCCCGTCCAATGTCGCTGCGTCCCGGAGCCCGTCCTCGACGAGTTCGCGGACCTCATGCCGGAGCGTCCGGCCCCCGACTGGGAGGCGATCGGCCGGCCGCCGCGCGAACGCCGGCGCTGGGGCGGCGAGTACGATCGCACGAGCGCCCGCGAAATGGACGAGCAGGCGGCCCGCCGCCCGCGTCCCACCCGGGGCGGCGTCAACTTCCAGGGCGAGGGCCCGGTCCCCATGCGCAAGCGCCCGCTCGCGGTCCCCGCCGCGCACTCGCAGGAGGTCGTGGGCGGCGCCGGGTCGCCGGTCCACACGCTCACGCGGACGCCCTACGCCGGCGATCTGCAGAACTCGCAGGCGTTCCGCTTCCACAACGCCCAGCTCAACGCGGAGGGCTACCGCCTCCGCGACGCGATGGGCGGGCGCTGGTTCCTGCCGCAGATCAAGAGCTTTGACGCCATGCACTCCAACGTGCTCCGCGAGCGCTACCTCGACATTTGGGGCGGCGACGCGGCCGGCTGGCAGGAGGCGCAGGGGATCGTGCGCAAGTACGCGTTCCACAAGGGCCAAAGCGTCCAGCACCAGGCCCTGGGCGACGCGTTCAAGCGCATCATGCACGGCCAGGCCCCGACCACGGCCGAGGGCGAGGCGCTCGAACACATGCTCGCAACCCGGCGGCAGCGCTGGGAGCGGCTCGCGGCGTCCCTGGGCGTCGACGTCCCCGATACGTTCACGGTGTACCGCGGCCTCAACGGTCGCAAGTACGTCGAGAGCGTCGCCGGCGCCTGGCGCGCGGGCGCGGACGCCCCGCTGACGGTCCAGCTCCGCGAGCTGACCAGCTGGAGCCTGAACCGTAACGCGGCGGGCGCGTTCGCGACGGAGTACGGCAAGAACGCGGCCTATGGCGTCATCGCGGAGGCCCGGTTCCCGTTCGACATGACCGTCGCCGACAAATGGGTCGACGACAGCGCCTACATCGTCCCGTGGGCATGGCAAGACGAGGTGACGGTCGGGTCGCCCGTGGTCCAGGACTACGCGATCGACCCCACGCGGGCGATCGTCTACTTCCAGGGCCAGCGCTACACCTACGCGGAGCGAGAGGCCTTCCTTGCCGCCTGGGACCTGCACCAGCCCTAGGGTAAGATGGAGACGGAGGCCCGATGCCCCTGACCCCCGACGAACGCCAGGCGATCGCCGCCCGCTTCCGCGCTGCCGCGGGAGCGGCGCACGCGAGCGCCAAGGGCGGCAAGCCCCTGGGCGGCGCCGACGCGCCCGCGCTGGGCTCGTTCGCGGAGGACGCGCCCGCGATCCAGGGTGACCCGTCGCTCGACCCCACGCGCGAGCCGTGGTGGGGGCGCGAATCCGACTAATCGTCGCGACAGCATAAAAACGCAAACCCGCTAACGACGCGGATCGGGTTCGGCTCCTTCCCGGGGCGAGAACCCCGCGCGGCCGCGCCCGACCATGTCATATCGCTCCCCCGCGCGCCGTCCTCCCCGGGCGGCGCCTTGCCACGAGGATACGCCCATGAGCGCCACCACCCCCGCCGCCGTCCGCCCGCAGCTGCAGCCGGGCGACCGCGTGAACTACGTCATGCCCAAACCCAGTCGGAACGCCGGCGAGGTACGCGGCGCGGTCGTCGTCCGCAACTTCGGCGACGGACTCGTCACCGACGGCCCGCTCCTCAACTTGCAGGTATTCACCGACGGCACGAACGACCGCGCGGAGGACGAGCGCGGGAACCCGCTCTCGTCCTGCCCCTACTCCGGCGGCATGGCCTGGGTTACCTCCGTCCACCACGACCCGGAAGGCGAGGTCCAGGGCACCTGGCACTACTACTCGCCGACCTGGAGCGCGCCCGTCCACAAGGCGCCCGTCCACAGCGACCCGGACCCCGCAGACCGCGGCGAGGGCGGCTAACGCCCCGCGGGGCGCTTCCAGGAGGTTCCCATGGCGACCCAGCTTGCCCCCATCAGCGTCTACGGCGACCCCGGCGTCCGCGCCGTGGTCCAGGACACCGACGGGCGGATCCTCCTGCTCAAGCGCCCGGACGGCGACGGCCTCTACCCGGGCACATGGAACCTGCCGGGCGGCGCGAAGGAAGATAACGAGAGCTTCGAGCAGGGCGCCGCGCGCGAGCTGCTCGAGGAGACCGGCCTCTCCGCCCAGCCGGCCGGCCGCGAAACCACCTTCTACTTCCCGGGCAACTGCGGGATGGCCTACCTCTACAAGGAGCCGTCCGGCGAGCTTCGCCCCGCGGCGCGCGAGGTCGCGGCCGCGGAGTGGTTCGCGCCCGACGCGCTCCCCGCGCCCCTGTTCCCGCAGACGCGCGAGATCCTCGAGGGCCTGGGGCTCGTCCCGCGCCCCGAAGCACGCGTCGAGGTCCGCGCCGACGGCGTCGAGGTCCTGCGCGACGTGTTCCACCTCGACCGCGAGCCGTTCAAGGCCCCGGTCAAGACGCCGGAGGGCTACCTCAAGGCGGAGGCCTTCGCCGGGCGGACCGGCGTGCTCGTCTACCTCACCAAGGAGGGCAACGTCCGCCGCGAGCTCGTCCCGCCCGACGAGCTGTTCGCGCCGGCGTCGCTCGCGACCCTTGCGGAGCAACCCGTGACCCGCGAGCACCCGCCGGAGCTGCTCGACGCGACGAACGCGCCGGCGCACACCAAGGGTTGGACCGGCCCGTCAGTCACGCGCGAGGGCGACTTCGTCCGCGTCGGCGTCAAGGTCACCGACGGCGCCCTCGTCGAGGAGATCGTCCGCGGCGAGCGCCGCGAGACGTCCAGCGGCTACCGCTGCGACCTCGTCATGCAGCCCGGCACCTGGAACGGCCAGGAATACGACGCCGTCCAGACCAACCGCCGTTACAACCACCTGGCTATCGTCCGCGCCGGCCGCGCCGGTCACGAGGTCCGCATCCGGATGGACGCGGCCGAACGCATCCCCCACCACGACCACAAGGAGGACCTCCCCATGGAGACCACCGTCACGATCGCCGGCGTCAATCACCCGGCCTCCCCCGCACTGGCGGCGGCCGTCGCGTCGTTGCTCACCCAGCAGCGCACCGATGGCGAGACCATCGACAGCCTGAAGAAGCAGAAGCAAGAGGCCATGGACAAGGCCGCCGGCTTGCAGAAGAAGATCGACGAGATGGAGAGCGAGAACACGGACACCAAGGCCGCGTTCGACAAGGAGAAGGCCCGCGCCGACGCGGCCGACGCCGCGCTCGAGAAGGCCAAGGGCGAACGCATGGACGCCGCCACCATCGAGAAGCTCGTCGCGGACCGCGTCGCGCTGGTCGCCAAGGTCGCCGCCATCGTCCCCGCCGACGTCAAGCTCGACGGCCTCACCGTCCGCGAGCTGCAGGTCGAAACGATCAAGGCCGTGTTCCCGAAGCTCGGGAGCACGCTTGCGGAGCGCACCGACGACGCGATCGCGACCATCTTCGACACCGCGCTCGCGGAGGCGCCCAACCGCGTCGACGCGAGCCGCCAGATCGCCGACGCCGCCCGCCAAGCCCGCAAGGACGCGGCGGACCAGGGCGGCGACAAGGTCGAGGTCGCTCGCGACAAGAACCGCAAGGACAGCCAAGAGGCCTGGAAGCAGCCGATCGGCACCCACAAGTAGGCCCGCCCCGTCCCGCCCACCGGGCGCCCCGCGCGCCATAAGGAGGAGGTAACACCCCCATGTCCCAGCCCAACTATACGAGCAACCTGGCGCGCGGCTTCGAGGGCCAGGTCGCCGACTTGCGCAACTTCACCTCGGAGAGCCGCCGCGCCCTCGAGAAGATCCCCTTCGGGCGCGCGCTCGCCCGCGGCCAGGCCAAGCCCGGCCAGGACGTGCGCCTGCCGATGGTCAACTCGGTCGTGCTGACGGCCTCCGTTGACCTCGTCGCGTCGAACGCGACGACCGGCTCCGTCACGGTGACCACGATCGACGCCAACGGCGATCGCCAGTCGGTCACGACCGCGCTCACCGCGACCGCGTTCGCCACCGACCACGCGACCACGCTCGCGGCGATCGCCACCAAGATCGATGCCGTGTCGGGCGTGGCCTCGGCGGTCGCCGCCGGCGACGCGATCACCGTCAAGGCGGAGAACGACACGGAGGTCATTCTCTCCGGCTTCCAGACCACCGGCGGCGCCGGCCAGCCGACGTGGACGACCGCGGAGTCGACGACCGACGCCTTCGCCGGCGTCAGCCTGCACGGCCACCACATCGAGCAGGACAACACGACGGGCATCGCCCAGTACCTGAAGGGTCGCACCGTCGACGTGCTGGTCGACGGCGCCGTCAATGTCAAGACGGAACAGGCTACCGTGCCCGGCGACAACATCTATGCCCGCTATAAGGTCGGCGCCGCCGGCACGCTGGTGGGCAACTTCCGCAAGGACGCCGACAGCGCCAAGGCCTTCCAGCTGACGCGCGCCCGCTGGACCGAAGCGCTCAACGCGGGCGACATCGGCCCCCTGCACATCTCGCTGCCGTAGTCCCGGCCCGCTTCCCCGTTCCCCACCCCACAGAACGCGACCCGACCGCCCGCGCCCCCGCGGACGGTCGCGCCGCGCGCTGCCCACCCACAGGAAGGATAGGCCCATGCCTGAAATCATCCCGGGTACGCGGCTCGACTCCGGCGAGAGCATCTTCTTTGCTCGCGAGCTGGAACACGTCAAGACGCAGACATACGACGTCCGCTACGCGGAGCTGAAGGCCCGCTCGCTCCTGCCGGTCTCCGGCGAGGCCGGCCCCGCCGCCGAGTCGATCACCTACTATCAGTACGACTCGGTCGGCGTCGCCCGCATCATCGGCTCGTACGCCAAGGACCTGCCGCGCGCCGACGTCCGCGGCAAGAAGTTCACGTCCCCGGTCGAGAGCCTGGGCGACTCCTACGGCTACACGCTGCAGGACGTCCGCGCCGCGGCCAAGGCCGGCAAGCCGCTGGAGCAGCGCAAGGCCAACGCCGCGCGCCGCGCCATCGAGCAGCAGATCAACACGATCGCCCTGTTCGGCAACGCGGATTACAACCTGCCCGGCTTCCTCACCAACCCCAACGTGCCCGTCTCGAACGCGAGCACCAAGGACGCGGGCGGCACGGCCTGGGCCAACGCGACCCCCGACGAGATCCTCGCGGACCTCCACGGGCTCGCGAACGGCATCGTCAGCCTGACGAAGGGCGTCGAACAGCCGACGACGCTCTTGCTCCCGCTCGCGCAGTTCACGCTGATCAGCTCCAAGCGCGTCAGCACGCTCGACAGCACGACGATCCTCAAGGCCTTCTTGGAGGCCTCGCCCTTCATCAAGGAGGTCGACTGGGTCAACGAGCTGGCGGGCGCCGGCGCGGCGTCGTCCGACATCGCGGTCGCGTACCGTCGCCACCCCGACGCGGTCACGCTCGAGATTCCCCAGGACTTCGAGCAGCTGCCCGTGCAGGAGGTCGGCCTCGAGTACGAGGTCCCCTGCCACGCCCGGATCGGCGGCACGGTGATCTACTACCCGCTGTCGGTCGCCATCCTCGAGGGCATCTAAGCCCCCCGGTCGGTAGGGGGCGCGCCTTCCGCCCGTCCGCGGGCGGGCGGCAGCCGCGCCCCCTTGCTCTCCGGTCACGTCCCCGCACCC